ATGCTGGTACAGTTGCTGCAACTGATGTTACTGATCCAGCTCCAAGTAATGCCCATGTTCCATTGGTACTTGACACGCTGAGAATCAATTGTTGTGACTTTCCAGCATAAACAGTTACTACTGCATTACTTCCGGCATCTACAACAGACAAGTCTTGTGTACTTCTATTGATAATATTTACCTGCCAACCAACTGGAACAGTTGTTCCATCTGGTAGTTGGATCGTTTGTGTAGTAGTTCCTGTAAATATTTGGTTAAGAGTACTTGCAACTGTAAGAATAGTCGTTCCAGCTGCTGTTGCTGTTGTAGTAGATTGTCCAATGAGATTATTTGCTGTAATATTCTTATTTGCATCGTAACTCACAATGAAACTTGCAGTTGGTGTTGCAGAGTATCCAAGTGATGCCAAATTCTTTGATCCGTCTGTAACAACAACTTGAGAAGCAGTAAGACCAGACAAATTCAAAGATGTACCTGTAGCAGCTCCAAGCACTGGAGTAATCAATGTTGGAGTGTTTGCAAGCACGTAGTTTCCAGTACCTGTGGTTGCTACTGATACCAAGTTCTTTGAAGCATCTGTTGCTACTGCTTGAGATGCAGTAAGACCAGACAACTGCAAACTTGTACCAACTGCTGCTCCAAGCGTTGGAGTAATCAAAGTTGGACTTGTTTGTAGGACGTAGTTTCCAGTACCAGTTGTTGCTACAGAAACCAAGTTCTTTGAAGCGTCTGTTGCTACTGCTTGGGATGCAGTAAGACCAGACAACTGCAGACTTGTACCTGTTGCAGCTCCAAGAACTGGAGTAACTAGTGTAGCAGATGTAGTTCTAACAATATCACCAGTTCCATTACTTGCGGACCATGTCATTGGTGCACCAGCTCCACCAGCCGAAGTCAAAACATCTGACGAAGATCCAGCTGTTGTTGGGAGGTTAAAATTAAATGTTCCTGCAGCTGCTTGAGCTTTAACAGAAATAATTCCTGTAGTAGCTCCATAAATTTCTAATGTATTATGCAAACTTGTAATTCCTGTAACATCCAATGTTGTACTAAACGAACCTGACACCAATGTTGCTGCACCTGGAGATACAGTAAGAGCTGTCAATGTTCCTACTGATGTTATTTGAGTTTGTGACGCATTCACAGATAATGTATTACCTGTCTTTGTAAGACCTGTTCCTGCAATAATCTGTCCTGCTCCTGAAAATTGTGTAAATGGCATTGCATGAGTTCCTACTGTATTTGTTCCAGCTGGAGCTGTCGATACAAATCCTGCACTAATATTCACTGTTCCTTCTTCTACAAATGTGTATGCTCCTGTTGGTGTAGATGCCGCTGCAAAATCAGTAGCACGTGTTGGTGCTCCTGAAGCTGCAACAACGTAGATACCATTTTCAATTGGATCAGTTTGATTTTTCAATAAAATTCTGTTTCCAGTTGCAAGGGTTACTCCATCAATGGTGTCACCGTTTTCATAAGCAGTCGCCAGTGTTCCATTGACGGTAGTAGCTGCTCTTACTGAATCTTTAGCATCCAAACCTTGAGATACTGTGTCAACATAAAGTTTACTTGCAGCATCAGTGTTAGCAGTAGGATAACCTAAACCTGTAATCTTGTTAGTTCCCATCGCAATTGCTCCAGACAAAGTTGTAGCTCCAAAGTTATTAGTAGCTGCAGTACTGGTAAGTCCAGCACCTGCTGTAAGAAGACCTGAAGTACTCAAAGTTGTAAAAGCACCAGTATTAGCAGTAGTAGAACCGATTGGACTTGGTGATGCAAAAGTACTTCCATTAAGTAATGAAGCATTTAAATTCGCAACATTAGTAGTACTTGCTACTACCAATGGAGCAGTACCTGTTGTAATAGTACTTGTATACACTGTAGCACTTGCAGTACTTGACAAAGATAAACTTGTACCAGATGCTACTCCAAGAATTGGAGTAATCAACGTTGGAGTATTTGCTAATACATTATTACCAGATCCAGTGTTAGTAACGGAAACAAGGTTTTTAGATCCGTCAGTTGCAACTGCACTGTTAGCAGTTAAATTGTTATAAGTTGTTACACCACTAGTTACAACACTGGTAGCATTAATCGTTCCAGCTGTTACTGTTCCAATAAATTGCAACGGACTGTAATAAGTTACAGTACTAGTATTGCTTGATGGCATTCTTGTCTGTGGATACACTTATATAACAAAATAAAAATTATTTTTAATTTTAGTTAAAAAATAAAAATTATAAAAATATATGGAGCTCTATATAATATTAAAAAGTTTTTTATCTAAATTATTTGGTTACAATTCGCCGTCTTCACAAGCAAAAATTATCGTAATTGAACCATCTGACAGAAATTTAAAAAGAAGTTTATCATCAAATGATATACCAGAATTTGGAAAAAAATTTAAATCTGTAAGATTTAAAGAATAAAAAAATAAATACAACAATGAAAAGGGTAATCTTGTTGGTTAGTGGTTTTTCAAAATCAGGAAAAGATACGTTTGCAGATTTTTTTGTAAAACAACGAAATTTTAAAAAATTAGCATTTGCAGAAAAATTAAAATCTTTTACTCATAAAAAATATTCATTTCCAGAAAAACTGTGTTATACACAAGAAGGAAAAAATACAATTGTTTTTAAAAATAAAACAGTTAGAGACCTACTTATATCAGATGCTAAAATTCTTAGATGGGAGGATCCAGATATTTTTGTTAACTATGTAACAAATAAGATAGATACAGTCTATCCATACAATCATATTGTAATATCTGATTTTCGTAATCAAAACGAATACTCTGGTATTTCAAAACACTACAATGTTGTACATGATGACATTTATACTATAAGAATAAATAGAAATAATATTACGCCGTCTGAATGTGTTTCGGAGCACAATTTAGATAAATTCAAATTTGATATAACAATTGACAACAACTTTGATACAGTCGAAGAATTTTATGACTATCTAAATAAGAGTGTAGCATTAAAATTTATAAATTAATTATTTTATTAGTACTAGTAATCGTAGTAATGGAGACACTACTACTACTACTACTACTACTACTATTGATCTTGTTTTGTTTTAGAAGTAAATTAACAAGACTATTAACATCAACAAATGTATTATCAACTATTGATAATAAATATTATACAGTACGAAATATTCCAGGGAAACAACAAGCAGCAGACACACTTGCTGAAATAAATAAACGTGTACAGACATTATTGTCTTCATTACCAGACGAAAGCGGCGGTAACATTTCTTTATTAAAGAAAAGATACAGTAGTAATAATTTAACAGAAAATATAGAGTTACAAGAAACATCGTATACATTAAATAAAGAATATGTAAACATGTGTTTGGCTACTAGAGACTCCACGGAACAAATTTATGATATAAATTTGTTAATGTATGTATTATTACATGAATTAGCACATATTGGTTGTGAAAGCGTTGGACACACTGAAGAATTTAAAAAGTTTTTTCATTATCTAACAAAAAAAAGTGTAGATATTGGAATACTAAAATACGTTGATTATTCTTCAAAAAATGAAGAGTATTGTGGTATACAGTTAACAAACCACATTCTAAATTAATTTAATTTGTAGCTTACAAATTAACAACAAGTATGCCATACTTTATCAGAAAAGTAAGAAATAAAAACTGTTATAGTGTTAAAAATAAAAACACTAAAAAGATATATGCCATTTGTTCAACTTTAGAAAATGCTAAAAAACAATATCATCTATTGCTTGCAATAGATCACAACTGGAAACGTTCAAACTAGTAAAGATATGTATGATAAAACACCAATATTCTAGACTTTATTTTACTATAAATTTTTTCAATAATTTTCTTACACTTGCTATTCACACTTTTAGGTTGTAATTGTAAGTCAACATCAAATGAACTATAACATGATGAAACAACCATATTTGTAATTTACAAAATAAATATTTAAGTTTATCGAGCACATTGTTTTGCTTTAGAACATATATCATCTAATATTGCTTCAACCGTTCTGTCTGCAGAGTAGTCTTTTCCTAATTTTCCATCTCGATTAATGTACCTTATTGTCGGATATCCTTTTATTCCTAATTTACTGCTAAATTCGGAATACTTATTACAGTCTAAATTAAACATTGGAAAACTTGTCCCCAACATTCTTGCAGCTTTAGAATAGGGTTCTGCAAGTCTGACACAATGTCCACACCAACTACATGTCCCACAAAACATTCCTTGTTTACCTCCATTCAACGCTTTATGTTTTATTCTACCATTATTATCAAAATCATTTGGTGTCAATTCAATAACTGAAGTACGTCCTTTAAAAACACTCATACTTGTATACGTATGTATAATAAAATAAAAAAACCTCTACAATGTAGAGGTTTTTCCTTTTTTTTTATATTTTTATATTTTTATTGATTTTTTAGATAGCATATTGCATTGGTCTTCTAACAAGCACGTTGTCGTCATGTATGCGATATTTATTACGCATTTCAAATGGATAATTGTCTGTTTGGTTTTCTGGATGTTCTTGTATAACAGGCAAAGACTGCGAAGACTTCGAAGGTAATACAACAGTCATGTTGCGAATTATTTTTTTCATATCAAATTTTGTTCTATTTTCAAAAACATAATTTAAATCAAGAATATTAGCTTGAGTTATACTAAGACATTTATGGTCAAGTTTTATTGAATATTTATTAATAAGATACATTGACAGTTTTTGAGTTGTACAAATATTTTTCACATCAAACATGTCAAAGTGATTATCTATAAACTCTTCTGAGAGATATCTGTATTTAGATATATGTTTCCAGTCGAGAGTACTGTAGTAGTCCGGGTGAAATTCTTTGATATGTGTTATAATGTATTCAAACACTTCGTTTTGTTGACATCGTCTTTTTTTTTTGAATGTTCTAATCATCCATTGAAGAGACACTGCTATTTCTGGTGTTAAAATAGTAGCATGAGAGTTTGTAATACTTTTAAGATCCATAAATCTTGAATACTTGCGAATTTGTTCAATTGAAAATCTTTGCTGTGTTGACATTGTTACCCAATCTAATAGATACTTGTACTTTTCGATAAATTTAGGTGTCCAATTCTTAAAACAACTGAGTGTTGTCCAATCCATCATTGCAAAATATTCTGGCGCAACGCTTTCTACTACAATCAGATACTGTTCAAACAATGAATACTCTTCAAAATCTTCAAAACATACGTCGTCTTTGTTAAGACAAAAGATATTTCTAATTTTTTCTTTATAAAATGACATATTTGATATTTATGTATGTATGTCTTTAAAAATTCAATTTTTTAATAATCATCATAAGAATATTCTTATGTCTTTTTTATTTGTGTTTTGATTTTATGTATTATAGTGTCTTTGATTGTGTTGTGTTTTAGAGAACATCGATAAAATTATCATTAATGTTCCACCAATAAAAAGAACAGCATGTATTACTGAATTAATAATTTCACCATCTTGAGGGTCTTGTTGTTCTTCTGTTTCTTGTTGTGGGGGTATCGGGTATCGTAGTTCACGTTGTTCTGTTTCTTGTGGGTCTTTTTTGTATGTTATAAGCTTATTTGTTGATACAACAGCTACTGCTGCTACTCCTAAAGCCATACAAGCTAACCGATTATTTATTTCTTTATTGCGATCATATCCCAGTTGATGTTCCATTCTATATATTTGTGAATGAACATTATTAGTATTGTTCAAATTATGTTTATCTATTTGTACAATTTCTTTATATGAATTGTCATATTTACAATTTTTAATAGTATACTTACCATTATAAATTGTAAAATATATATCATACAAATCACATGTTTTATGTAGATTATTATCTAATTTATAAAGTAGATCATCTGGTTTCATTCCATAAATACTACACAAACCATTTATCTCATTGAAATTGAGCTTAAAACATTCTGTAGATCTTTTAGATCTATTTATTCCAGCATTAAGTAAACCAATATTGTCTTTATCGGTTCGACCACCATTTGAATATGATATAATATGTTCATATTCTGTAGAAAATACTCGACTTTTACTATTATTATTATATACAATATTTTTTATAACAATGTTTCCAAGCATATCAAGTCTAAAATACATTTGATCAAATTCTTTGATGCTTCTAGATTCATTCCAAATTTCTTCTTTTTCTTGTTTACTTACTTGTCGTTTTTTATCAATTACAATAGATGTAATATCATTTGCTAATTTTTTCAATATTTTACATTGTGTATCATAATTTTTTCGATCATACATATCATATTTTCTAATCATATAATTTTGATATTATATCAAATTGTATTATTTTTATTCAATTTTTTTATAGC